GACGCAGCAGTAACTTCTATAAACCTGAACCTAAGAATGATATTTATGAATATCGGCTTGATTGGTTTATGAGACAGAAAATGCGTCAAGAAATGTCTGGTGGTCAAGATTACATTGCCATGCGTGACAAGTTACTTGCAGAGTTTGATGCAATATGACTTCCAAAACCAACGTGGATATGGTAAATAATCCACCACATTATACTGCACACCCTAGCGGTGTGGAGTGTATTCAGGTTGTTGAACATATGTGTTTTAATCTTGGTAATGCTGTCAAGTATATTTGGCGCTCAGACCAAGATTTAAAACTTGATGATATAGAAGATTTAGAAAAATCAATCTATTATATCAAAAGAGAAATTAAACGCAGAAAAACTTTAAAGGAAAAAGAAAATGGTAGCTAAAGCAGCTAAAGTTAAAAAGAAAGATAGAATAGTCTTAATAGAAGGTGATAAGCATTTTGATCGCATTAGTAATTATATTACTGCTGATATAAATAATTATCAAACGCCAGAGCATGTAGTTCAAAATGAACTTAATGAAATGCTTGAAAAAATTAAAACATTAACTGGTGCTAACAGCCTTATTAAAAATGGCGTTCTTAATCTTGTATTAAAAGAAAAGATAGAAGCTTATACTGATGCTTCAAAATCTTTGATTAAACTTACCCAGTTTATGAACACTTTCTCAAATAAAATGGAGATAGAAAAATGAGTGGGATTACACACCCAGAAATGGTAGCAGGTTTAGCAAAACGTGGTGAAGATATAATCAGTGATTTAACAACTGATTCTATACATCTATTACATATGGCAGTTGGTATTGCTGGCGAAGCTGGTGAATTATGTCAAGCAATTTATTTAAGCGATAATTTGTTAAGCATTGATAGAGAAAATGTCGTTGAAGAACTTGGCGATCTTGAATTCTATCTTGAAGGTTTTAGACAGGGTTTGCAATTAGCTCGTAATGAAACTGTACCATTAGATTATGTCCATCAACCTTATTCTTCTGTTTTTGCCTTGGTAAAAGATAACTCAATACAATTAAATATTGAGTGTTCAATACTACTTGATTTTATTAAGAAGTCTGCTTTTTACGTTAAACCAGTTAAGACTGATTTGGTAATAGAAAGTTTAATAAAAATCAATGATTATATGCATGAGTTGAGAGAAGCTTTTCTTATAACACATGAACAAACTCTTGATAATAATATAGGTAAGCTTGGTGAGCGATACAAAGGCCACTCTTATTCTAATGAGCAAGCAATAAAACGGGTTGATAAAGAATAGTAATGAATCAATCCAGAATAGAATCTATGATAGAAAGAGCCTGTGATATATCTACAGGCTTTTTCTTATCATGGTGTTTGTATGAGTTCTATATAAGAAACCACCCTGAGATGACTAGCTTTGTTGTCGTAATGCTATTCACTATAATATCATTATTCAGAGGTTATTTCTGGCGTAGATTTTTTAACAAAGGTTTACATAAAGCTGTCCATAAAAATGTAACCAAATTATTAAGAAGGTAAGTATGAAAGAATATATTGATTTATGTAAAAGGGTTATCAATGAAGGTCATTGGATAGAAAATGAAAGAACTGGAAAGCGATGTTTAACAGTGATTAATGCTGATTTTGAATATGATGTTAGTAAAGGAATTTTACCAATATTGACTACTAAAAAATCATATTGGAAAGCTGCAATTGCTGAAATGCTAGGTTATCTTCGTGGATATACAAGTGCTGCTGATTTTAGAGCAATTGGTTGTAATACATGGAATGCAAATGCCAATGAAAATGAAGCATGGTTGAAAAATAAGTTTCGCACTGGTGAAGATGATATGGGGCGTTGTTATGGTGCTCAAGGTAGAGATTGGAGAAATCCTGAAAACCAATCTATAGACCAGTTAAGAAATATCTATGATGATTTGAAAAATGGAATCGACAATAGAAGTGAAATTATGACTTTTATGAATCCCGGTGAAAGAGATAGAGCCTGTCTTAACTCCTGTATGCACACTCATACATTCAGTATATTAGATGGTGGTCTTTATCTTACATCATACCAGAGGTCAGATGACCTACCTCTAGGACATGGGTTCAATCAAATACAAGTTGCATGGCTGCTTATGATAATGGCTCAAATAACAGGTTTAAAACCTATGAAAGCATTCCACAAAATAGTGAATGCACATATTTATGAAGACCAGTTAGAACAGTTAAGAGATATACAGTTGACCCGTGAACCTCTTCCTCTTCCAGTATTGAAAATTAATCCTAAGATTAAATCACTAGAAGATTTAGAGACTTGGGTAACGTTAGATGATTTTGAACTTATAGGTTATGACCATCATCAGGCAATAAACTATAAGTTTAGTGTTTAATAAGTCCAGATATAAGGACGGGGATTTTTACTACTTGATTCTTCAATATCATCAAGATGTAGTTGAACTGACCCGTTCTTATTTTTAATTCCAATTCCAGTAAAACCAATGCTCATCGCTACATTTACTGCTTTAAATAATAAATCACTTTTGATTTTAGGCATAGCAACTCTACCTGTTGTATGCAATTCTTCGCTTTTTGTTTTAGCTGAATCCTTGCATATATACCCACCACCTTGCACAATCTTGATAGGTATATTCATTACATCACTGAATGTTTGTAGTCGAGTCATGAACTTAGCATTCATTTTACTTTCACCACAACCGCAAGGGCATTCAAAATCTCCCTTACTAAAATCTTTAGTTAAATTTCCCATAACATAATCTCCAATTATTTCTGTTTATAATACTCGTTCACCCAATCCTGTAAGCCTTTCAGCCTGATACGACATATACCTGCTGTCTCCATGTTTGTGACATAGACAAAAGGTATATGATTAACCGTTTTAGCAACCTTAAAATCTTTTAATTCTAATAGATGCGAAATAGGTTTATTTCTTTTCGTTTGCTGTAATGGCACTCCGATTGAACAACCTGAGAAAATCATTGCCACCATTAGAACAAAGCTTAGTTTTATTTGCTTCACTTTTTAAACCCTCATATGCATCTCTCAATGCTTCCTGTTTCATCAATGACCTAGTAAGAGCACTTGCATCTAACATAGCAAGTTTCTCAAACTCTTCTTTCTGTGTAAGAAGTGCATCAACCATTTTGCCATCTTCATACCAGCCACGGACTTTCCAAGTTCCAATAACTGTACCAAGTAAAACCGCCACAATAAAGTAGACTTTAAATTTTGCTATAAAAGCACTAATCATTTGTTTGTCCTCTATTTTTTACAGCATCAGAACCATAAACAACCATTTCTTTAGCTACATATATCTTTGCTGCATCTAAACAACTTAACCACCATTCTTTAAATGTAAGTAATGGTACGTTGTCGATAGTACTTCCTTGTACACCAAAAAAATATCCTATAATAAGAATCAATACTAAGAATTGAAACGTACTTGAATCTAATAATTTAATCGCCATTAGTGTTTCCTACCTTCTGAATGTTCAAGAATAAGTTTAGCACAAATATTACCACAGTTATTTATAACAATTGTTTTAGTTTTAGTTTTAACTTTTGATTCATAACCATAAGATTCGGGTTTAATCATTTGTGCTACTGCCGTTACTTGTTTGATACCATAACTTATTTCTTCTTCCTGTTCAATGATAACACCATCTTTTTCATAAGACGCATATGCATTATATGCAGTAGCGCTACAAAGAAAAGCATAGATGGCTAGGACAACTTTAACACTGTCAACCATAAACTTTAGTCGTTTCATAATATTTTTAATTAAGTCAATCACCAGAGTTTAACACTTACCCCAACAGCAACAGCACGTAATTTTTCTTGATTTGGTTTTTCTTCTATTGTTTCAGCATATGATGCAGATACTAATGCACCATTATAACCTACTGCACCTGCAACGGATAATGCTTGATCGCCTTCTACATTACCATATCCAGCGAAGACTTGCCATTTATCACTTGACAAATCAAATTGTTGCTGGCTCATTACAACACCTAGAACAGCATCAGAATGATCGTCAATATCATATTCTATTGATGGCGGATGATGGGGGAACTCAGTAGCAAAAACATACTGAGAACATATTAAGCCTAAAATTATAGCAATTATTTTCTTATTCATTAGCAATGTCCGCCTTCTTCAAATGGGTCAAGCATGTTAGCACAGAACCACACAGCAAGTTTGAATCTCCAAGAGCCATCATTATTTTTGATATGCCTTTGACATCGTGAGGTAAACTGTAGAGTCTTAGGAGGCTCTAGGAATATGATAGAACCAAGGATTAAATTTGTCATAAAATAAATGACGAGAAATAATGCTATAACAGGATAAGCAAGAGTTTTTGTTACTGTAGTAAGTTTATCTTTGTTATGTTTTAAATGCATCATTGCTAGATAAAAAATCCACGTGATGCCATAAAGTAAATAAAGACCTATTAATGTATAAAGTAAATCCATAATTTTATCCTCCAGATAATTTAATCAAACTTAGCCCAAAATTTGCGGCCCAACCAAGTATAGTTGCCAACAAAATAGCACCAGCCATAGTCCATTTAAACTTAGCTGTAAACAAAATAAATTCATTTTTATCAACAAATCTACTATGCATTTTAATCGTTAAATCTTTTTCTAAAGCAGTTTTACATTCCATCATTTTTACAGGAGATTCATCAATATGTTTTAATATTCTTCTGTTTGCAGAATGTAACTCACCAAAGTTTTTTTCGTCCTCTATTTTATGTTCAAGA